TTTAGTTACTTCATGAAGTTTTTCGTAATCAAATTTCTTCGTCTCCTTGTTTACATATTTGGGTAATGCGATAGACGCCAGATTACAAACCGCTGTTTCGTCCTTGTTTGTGTACTCAATAATTTCAGTACACAGGTTAGAACTCTTGATGACACCCAAATTCTTTTGGTTACTCTTAGAGTTACATGCATCTTTGTAAAGCATATACGGTGTACCAGTCTCAGTTTGAGACTTGAGAATCGCTTTCCATACATCTGCCGCGGGGACGGTAACATTCGCGAGTCCTTCCTCTTCGTATTTGGTGTAGAGATCTTCGAATTCTTTACCATAGACATCTGATAGACCCTTTGCCTTGTTAGGGCAAAACAGGGACCATTTACCACCTTCTTCGACCCGTTTCATGAACAGATCAGGAATCCACATAGCCGAGAAAAGGTCACGGCAACGAGCTTCTTCATCACCTTGGTTAAGACGGAGTTCGAGGAAATCCATGATATCTGCATGCCATGGTTCAATATACACAGCGATAGATCCTTTGCGACGACCAGCCTGGTTCACATAACGAGCTGTGGCATTGAATACACGAAGCATTGGGATAATACCATCCGATTGACCGTTTGTACCCTGAATACGAGACTTATTGGAACGGATATCGTGGATATGCATACCGATTCCACCCGCCCATTTGCTAATCTGGGCGCACTCTGTTAGTGTTCCATAGATGCCATCAATGGAATCTTCCTTGTTTGCAATCAAAAAACAAGAGGACATTTGTGGACGTGGTGTTCCAGCATTAAATAAGGTAGGTGTAGCATGGATGAAAAGACCTTGGGACATTTTATCATAGGTTTCCAAAACAGAGGGGACATCTTTACCGTGAATACCAATAGCTACACGCATAAACAAGTATTGGGGTGTTTCTACCAACCTCCCATCAACGCGCTGAAGATATCCCTTCTCGAGTGTTTTTATACCAAAATAACCAAACTCAAAATCCCGATCAGTATTGATATCATCCTTTACTTTAAAAGCGACATCTGATACTTCTTCAGTAATAATACCGGCTTTTAGAAGCTTTCTCATCGCGAGATGAAAGTTATTGGGACATACCTTTTGAATGTTACTCGCAACAATACGGGTGGCGAGGATTTCGTAGTCCGGATCAGATGTGATCATTCCGATACAAATCTCTGCAGAGAGAGTATCAATTTCTTGGGCGGTAATTTGGTCGTACATGGAAGAGAATACCTGTTGAGCAACCTTGCTAGAGTCGCAGTTCTCAGAAAGTCCATACGTTAAATTCTTGATCCTATTGGTGACATTATCAAATTTCATATCCTCAATACGACCTGAGCGTTTAATCACCCTCATATACTTTCTGTTCCAATTTTATTTTTAACTTACTTCTTCAAATTTAAGTCGGCACTTCGAACAGTGGCTGTTCCAAGTGTTTCCATCCGGCGGTCGGGCTGGAGGAGATAGGTATTCACGTAGAATGGTCCATCCTCACCAGCCTTGGTGACTGGGGCGTACGACCCAACGAAACAGGAGGGGGCGCTGCATGAAATTGTATCAACCGAGTTGGGACCATTGGCATAAGCTTCATTAAAGTCCGAGTAGTTCATCATTTAATATTTACATAGTTTTTTTTTCCAGGTGTATATTAAATGAGTAATCTCCACCTGAATTCTGTCAAACAGTGTGAGACTCCATTGAATTCACTCTTCTTTTCTGAATTTAACAAAAATATTCTTCAGCGTGGAATTCGTCAGGCGTTTAAGGATCGTACTGGTATATCGATTGATTACCAGAATCCTGATGATTTGTACGGAATCATGCGCGTAGTATTCATCAACAATTCCGGTAACCACCATAAGGCGGTCAACACACAGGTAAAGGCTATGAACGCTCGTGTTATCGAGACTGCTTTATCCCAAATTCAGACGGGTGTTTCTCAATACATTGCGTATGTGAGTGAAATTGACACAACAAGGAATATCATGGATAAACCCGTAAATACGAGTACGGTTGGAAAGAAGTTGCCATACAACAATAAAATTGGGTTGTAAATTAACTATATTAAAGTTACAATCACCCTCTTGGATAAGTATGAGTCTGAACTATTACAAGAATGAAACGGAAAAGGTGTGTAAATCAAAGGGGTGGGATAGAGCACCAATAGACACTGTATGGCTTCTCCTGTCTGAAGAAGTAGGTGAACTTGCATCGGCTATCAGACAGTATAAGAAAATGTATAAGAAAACAAATTTGAAGAAGGATCGAGGTACAGATGTGATGATGGAGATGGGGGATGTATTTAGTTATTTGTTTCAACTCGCGCATATGTTAAATGTTGATCTCGATCAGATGTGGCAAGTACATCGATTCAAAATGAACGATAAGAAATATAATCTGAACTAATAGTAATTATGAGTAAGTTTATGCTCAGTGACGATGATTCTATAAATGATGTCAATCCATTTGTCAAACACGATTTTTCCCTTCCAGGAAGTGTGGGACAGACAGCTGCTTTTGATAATTTTACGAAATCCTCTACAGGAGGGGGTAATTTTGACACGGATGAGAGTGTATACTGTAGTTTCGGGTTGTGTGAAACTCAAGAAAAACCAACGACTGTATTCAGTGCTATTCATCCCCGAAGGAATATTGACACCGGTTTTACATGTGATTCATCTGAAAAGGTTAAAGTTGGTGTTGCGAAGGAAGAGAAAATTCCATATTTTGGTATGTTTCTAGGTGTTGTTTTTATAAGTCTTGTTGTATCATACGCAAGACAGTAAAAAAATATTCAAGCCTATCTAATTTAATACAACCCTCAATACAATGAGGTAATTGTTTCTTACAAAACTTAATAATAAACTCTCTCTGCCAAGCACTTTTCATATTAATAATGGGTGGCTGGAAGCTGGGATCTAGAATTTTACTTGCATGTGCGAGACGAACGTATGTCTTAACGGTCTGCTTAGATGATAGAATGACGTCAAGAGCCAATTCAGCCATTCGCTGTCTAACCTCGATAGTCTTAGAAACCATAATATCTAGGAATTTTAGGTAAGGAATCGAGTGTTTCTTTGCTTCAAAAACAGTCCAATCCGCCAGGGGTTCGGTATTCATGTAGTCAGTGAATGTCTGGTAGCCTTGTCCACGAACGTACATATCGTAGACGATTTCCACGTAAGTGAGATCCGATTCAACATCATGTACGACTTTTGCATATTTAAAGAAGGCAGACATCTAGCGATATAAAGGATTTATTCTTTAAACACCTAAGTTGCATCACACCGTCTTATATTGTATGGCCCAAAATGTACTCTACTATTGCAAACAACTCATTCTCCTATCTTCTTAGTATTAACGAGTTTAGGAATGAATTACCCGAAGATATAAGACCTTCATGGATAAAAATTACAACCATTACGATGGTTTCCAACTTTCTTCAAAACATTGACATCAAACGCCTTCGAGCTATTTTTGAAGACATTGGCATATACAGGATGAAGCGCGCTGGTTCAAATACCAGTGGTTTTGAATGGAAATTGAAACCTACAACTTTTTACAATCAAGTTACATTGACTTACCACGACACTTACAGTACTAAATCTGTAAAAGTCTTCCCAAATGGTAGTATTCAAGTCGCTGGGTGTTGTGATCTCTTTGATTGCAAACGCATTATTACCCAACTTATTCATATTTTCAAGGTTTTTCTTGATATGGATGTTAAAGTAACTAGTGACACTTTCAGGGTTGTGATGATCAATTCAAACTTCAGTCTCAACTATAACATCAACCTTATGAAAGTTTCAGACTGGTTTGAGCGATACAATGATATCTTCAAAGTATCGTTTGAACCCGACAGATATTCAGCAGTGAAGATCAAGTTTAAACCGGCACATGAGATGAAAGAAATCACTTGCAGTATCTTCAGTACCGGTAAAATCATCATCACAGGGGCGGAAACACTGAAAGAAATTGCATTTGCTTATAACATTATTAACCAACACATCAATGAAAATCCTTCTATTCGGGTATCCCGTACAGAAGACACTGATGTATTCGATATTTTCCTTGGATACAGATGTGATCCATTTGTAAAACACTTGAAAGAAAATGGATTTCAATCTTGGATAAAAACGATTACGAACAGACAAATTAATTTCTAATTTTATAGTAATAAAGATGTCGCAACGACTTGGTATGGCCGATGGACGTTGTTTCACAATCAATACGTCAGCGCAATTATTCAACAACTATGTGATGAAGCAGAATGGTATCAGTTTTGAAGATAACTATTCTTACAGGCAATTGCTCCAGAAGCAGGGACCCCAGCTCATGTCAAAGGTTCAAGAGGAACAGGGAAGAGAAAATTGTAAAAATTGTGACAAACCTTTGGTTGTTGCAGCCGATATTTACTAACTGAGCTAAATTCCAAAAAAAACTTTACACCCATATTCTAGAATGTCTACGTGTTCTATATGTCTAAATGAAGTCAGGTCAACGAGGATTAATCCCCCGATCCGATGTGGACATATATTTCATACCCATTGTCTAGAAAAATGGAAAGCACAAGGTAAGTACACGTGTCCCACCTGTAGAAAGGTATTTGACGTCTCACAGTTCAAAGTTGATGTTACTATACATAACAATTATACACAAGTTTCTAACATTGTTTCTTTGAACGAAGAATCAATCCTAGATGTACTAGATATGTTTGATATATCATTTGAAGCACAAAACACATTAGATTTAAACAGTATTCTATCAGATCTTGGGATATCCCTTTCCGACTTTGACCCCACTATCCTTGACGCAGAATGAACTGCAGTACTGGTCATAGTTTAACTCTTTATACTTTCTAGAAGCGGTTCGAGGATCCTTGATTGCCTTCCCATTCGCATCCCCTAGTAGTGGGCCAGTAGCCCAGCCACGCTTGTGACTAAAGACGTTAGCTTTGAATACAATACGCTTTCCAACTATGAATCTACCACCATTTTTAACTCTAGATTCCGGGATCTTAAAAAACGAAGCAACGGACTTAATCGTATCACCAGTTTTAATTTTATATTCAATGACGCCATGTTGCTTGTAAAAGTGAAAATCACCTTGTCGAATATAACCCGTACCTCGCCCAGAAGAAACAAACATCATCATTTTAAAGTACCCCTTTTTACACTTCTTGTCACCATCAACCTTATAGACCGTTTTGGGGTTATCAGAAATAACGCGCCTAGGGAGATCCTTGCAAGTGGTGTAATCATGTTTGATATTAGATAACCCAGAGCGGTCACCTGGTATAGATTTTTGCCAGCGATACGCTTCATAGTCACCTAT